CGGTTTCCTGCTGCGACGCTTGGCTTCAGGGGCGCGTGTACACGGTTGGTGCGAAGACCACTGACCTGCGCACATACCTGGAAGCGCTGAAGAGCAAGAAGCTGCCCGTCGCAGCGTGAGGCCTAACTAGTGTTAGGGCGCACATCTGCCGCATAACACCAAAGCCTAGGGTTTGCCCTAGTTCACAAGCAGACAAGCCCGACCGATGATTGAGCCATCAACCGGGAGCAAGACATGCGCAACATCACCGAAGAAGTCGCACAGCAGATTATCCACATGGTCAACCCGCTGAACGAAAGCGCCGCGCTGTGCTTGGCAGACGCCGAAAAGTGCATGGCAGATGGCAGGTACGATTACGCGGCAGGCCGCGCGCTGCACGCCATTTCGCACGTTAGCGGAGTGTGCAGCGACACCTACCAGCGCGCCTGCGAACTCTGCGAAACGTGCTTCTGATGGACAAAGATCGAGTGATCAAAGCCGCGCTCAAGCGACAGCAAGAGGTCGCCGGCCTGTGCATTCAACTTGAGTGCATGGCCGGAGCCATGCGCAAGGATCGGATGACGGGCGCTGCCGGGCTGCTGATGGACGCGGTTTCCCAGCTTCGAAACCTCACCGGGCTGGATCAGGTTTCCCCCACTGGCGGCAGCGATGCCGTGCCTTCGCTCGCTGAGAGCGTTCCTCCCCGCAATCCGCAGTTGCCGGACTAGTGAGCGAGGCGGGGTTTTTTACACTAGGAGAGAAGATGGCAAACAAATACGCCACGCAAGGGCGGTGCCTCATCATCGCGCTCAAGAAGCGACCGCACACGTACATGGAGATGCTCGCTCATGGGGTATCCACAAGTCCCTGGAGAAGAATTGTGGAAGGCCTGCGGCACGATGAGAAGCTGGTCAAGGGCCAGCGTTGGCTCGGCGATCAGAAGCTGACGACTTGGCGGGTGGTGAAGGCATGATCCCACTCCCCGCCTACATAGACCCCGAAGCCTGGGACGGCTATGTCGAGATGAGGCGCGCGATCAAGAAACCTCTTACCAAGCGAGCCGCCGTGTCTCTGCTGCGTAACCTCCAGGAGCTGAAGGACAAGGGTCACGACCCGAACGCATCTCTCGATCAATCTACGTTCTGCTGCTGGCGTGGTGTGTTCCCGGCAAAGGATCGGTGCATTGAGCGAGCGCCAGAGACTAAGGAGCAGTACGCGGCTAGGGAGCGCGCAGAGCGCCAGGCAGAGAAGGCGCGCGCTGCGCCGATGCCTGACGAGGTGCGCGCCAAACTGGCAACGCTGAGGCGAGTTGCATGATTGCCTGTATGGGGGGTTTCTGTGCGAAAAGGAACGGATGCGCCAACTACCTTGCCGTTGATCGACGAAATCCCGTCGAGCGACTGTGCGGACCCGTCGAAATGCCCACCCGGAGTGGTCAACCGGTATTGCCGACACTGCCGGCTGAGGGACATGCGCAACGGCCCGGCATTCTGGGCGAGCGAGAAGGCGGGAACGATGAGCCGGACATACCGGATGCAACTCATCGCAGAGTTCGGGAAGGACTTTCTCAAGGGGCACAAGATCGTGAAAGGCATCAAGTGACTGGCGGACTAAACAGCAGGCGCGCGGAGGTAGTGGGGCACTTCGAGGCGGCCGCGGAAAAAGGCATCGACACGCACGAACTCGGCAAGCTGCTGGGCCTGACGCACGGCGCAGCACAGCACCATATCGAGACCCTGCGGCACTCGGGCGAGATCATCAAGTCCGTGCAGGCCAACGGTAACCGTCCGGCGCGCTACTGGCTGGCGCAGTACACGGACGCGGCGAAAGCGCATCGCTACCCGTTCGTCCCGGCTCCGAAGGTCGCAAAGTCCAAGCAAGCGAAGGCCGCGCCCATCGCGGACAAATGCCTAGCGATCATCAGGAGCGCAGGGCGGCAAGGCATCAACACCGCTGACTTGGCCGAGAAGATGGGCATGTCACGCGGGTCGGTCCTAAACCGCATCCAAGCCGCGCGAGTGGCCGGCCTGATCGTCAGGCTGTGGGACGGCACGAAGAACTCTCCGGCGTACTGGTACATCGCAGGGTGCGATCCGATTAGTCCGCCAAAGACGACGACCATCCGTGCGGCGAACACCGGACTCGACAAAACCGCTCCGGCGATCATCCCGAAAGGGCTCAAGATCACGAAGTGCCCGAGCGCAGACCCGAATGGGCGGTGGAAAGCCAAGCAAGCCCCCCAAGTCGTCAACAGCCAGGAGTCGCGCCCATGGGCAGCCGCGCTTACTGCGAGAAACTGACCAAGAAATACACGTCCGGGCAAATGGACGCATCGGACAAGGAAATACTGCGTTTGATCGAGTATGCGGAGACTGGCGTGTCAGCCAAGGACATAGCCATTGAGGTCGGGCAGGCTCACAATACCGTAGGGTCGAAGCTGCGCGCGATGAAGAACCTAGGGCTGATCGGCAAGGTCGGAGAATCACACTATGCAGTGTGGTGTACGTTGGATAGAGTCGAAGTGATCACATACTTGATAGACGCTCGGCATCTAGAGTCAGCAAAGCGCAAGGGGGCGCACGCTGTCCGTGCGTTTTTGGCCCGCCGCGGCCGGTCTGACGACTGGATCAAGCGCCCGAGCGTCGAGCGTTCAATGCAAGACGAACCGGTTCAGATATGGCGCAAGGCCGGAGAGTGGGCCACGCTGCCTATCCGTGGGCCGGTGAGCGTGTGGGATCTGGCATGACCGAACCCATAGACCCGCAAAAGCACCTAGCCCGCATGTGGGAGACGGCGCCTAAGCTGGCGCAATCCAAGGCAGACAGGATCTACCTAGAGGAATTCCGCAAAAGCCTGAAGGCAAGGCTTATGAAAGAGTGCGAAGAGTCGGCCATAGGCGCACAGGAGCGGGAAGCCTACGCGCATCCTGACTATGTGGCACACCTAGAGGCACTACGGCACGCGGTGCAGGCAGAGGAGCAACTGCGCTGGCGGATGGTCTCGGATCAGGCTGCGGTCGAGGTGTGGCGGTCGATGGAAAGTTCGGCAAGGGCGATGGATCGAGGCACAAGGTGAGGAGCAAGAACCAGTCTCCCATCACAAAGCAAGAGCGCGAACACCTGGCAGCCGTCAAGGAGCTGCCCTGCTCGATCTGCGACGCCCCAGGCCCATCGGACGCGCACCACATCAACCAAGGGCAGCACTTCACGACAATTGCCCTGTGCAAAGACTGCCACCAAGGGACTAAACTAGGCTGGCACGGCGAGAAACTCGCGTGGAGGGTGCGTAAGATGGACGAACTGGCGGCGCTTAACGTCACCCTGCGGCGGTTGATGGCATGACCCTGCCCGCCGACGTCACCAGATGCCGCCCGGCCGGAGTGTGCGCCGTCAAGGAAACATGCCTACGCTACACATCCCCGGTGCCTGACATGGGCTCGGTAAGCGATTTCCTCCTGACCCGCACCGCTCCCCTATGGCTGGACTGCAATGCCCGCATCCCGGTAAGCGATGCCGAGAAGTATCAGCCAGCGCCAGCGACGCCCAAAGCTAGACCGTGGCCAGGTGATGCATGAGACGCGCAGCCCGTACGGACGCTAACCAAGCCTCAATCGTCAGGGCACTAAGAGACGCAGGCGCATCGGTCTACATCATCAAGCTACCGACTGACCTACTGGTCGGATACCGTGGGCGAACCTTGATCGTCGAGGTCAAAGACGGCGACAAGGCGCCTAGTAAGCAGGCACTGACGAAAGTGCAAAGCGAATTCATGTCAACATGGCGAGGCGGGCCGGTGGCAACGGTCAATAGCGTGGAGAGCGCACTACGGGCGATAAACTGCCTATAATTCGGACACTTGGACAAGTGAGTGTGTGCTAACAACGCGCACAATACTAGTTAGGAATAGATCGCAATGCCGAAGGGCGTGAAATACGGCGGGCGGGCAGCCGGGACACCTAACAGGATCAACGCGGAATTCCGCGAGACCGTGCGCCGCCTGTTGGAAGAAAACGCACAGAACGTCGGCAGGTGGCTTACATTGGTGGCCGAGGGCGGTGGCGATATCAAGCCAGACCCAGGCAAGGCGCTAGACCTAATGGCAAGGCTCGCAGAGTACGCGGCGCCCAAGTTGGCCCGCACGGAGCATGTCGGCGAGAATGGCGGTCCGATACAGCACGGCGTGACACTGGTCGTCAATGGCATCGCCGCAGATCAGGGTTGATATCCCCGTAAAGCTGCTGCCGCTATTCAGGCCGAAGCGGTACAAGGTACTCTATGGCGGCCGCGGGAGCGCGAAGTCGTGGAGCGTTGCAAGGGCGCTAGTCGCAAAGGCCGCAGCAGAGCCGATCCGGGTGCTGTGCGCCCGAGAGACGCAGAAATCCATTCAAGAGTCGGTGCACCGGCTGTTGAAGGATCAGATAGAGCTTCTCGGGCTGTCTGACCGCTTCGAGGTGCAAGAGACGAAGATTCTCGGGCGCAACGGGTCGGAGTTCGTCTTTGCTGGCATCCGTCAGCAGGGCGTGGCGAACATGAAATCGTTCGAGGGCGTCGATATCTGCTGGGTGGAAGAGGCCCACGTCGTCACCAAACGATCCTGGGACGTGCTGATCCCGACCATTCGTAAGCCCGGCAGTGAGATATGGGTCACGCTTAACCCTGAGCTAGACACGGACGAGACCTATCAGCGGCTGATTCTCGACCCGCCATCGGACAGCTGGGTCGTCAGCGTCAACTATCACGACAACCCATGGTTTCCGCCGGAGCTAGAGTCGGAACGGCTGCACATGCAGTCGCGCGACCCGATCAGTTACGCGAACATCTGGGAGGGGCAGCCGAGGGCGGCGGTCGAGGGCGCCATCTATGCAAACGAGATCGACCGATTGCTGCGCGAGAATCGGTTTACGTCGGTGTCCTACGATCCGATGCTCAAGGTCCACACTGTCTGGGATCTCGGCTGGTCAGATCAGACAGTTGTCCTGTTGGTGCAGCGCGCGGCGAGCGAGATCAGGATCATCGGCGCGCACATCAGCCAGTACGCGACCTACGATGACGATGTGGCCGCACTGCGAAAGCTGCCGTACAGGTGGGGCAAGGATTGGATGCCGCACGATGCGCGGGCCAAGAGCAAGGCCGCGGGCGGTCGGTCTCCTGAGCAGATCGTGCGCGCCCTAGGGCGCCAGGTAGAGATTGTCCCGGGCGATAGCGTCGAGGCCGGCATCAAATACACCAGAGACCTATTCCCGCGCCTGTGGGTCGATAAGGGCTGCGACGAGTGGATGAACGCACTCAAGCGGTACCGGCGACACATCTCTGCCGATGGAAAGCGCACGGGCGAGCCGGTGCACGACGACGCCAGCCACGGGGCGGATGCGCTGCGATATCTGGCGCTGGTGGCCGACCGCCTGTCAAATGAGGAGTGGGGCGGACAGAAAGACTTGTATCCTACTGATCTGGCAATAGTATGATCGATATATCCAGCTGGGCGAGACGGATAGAGGCGCGACTAGAGCGACTAGAGCGCATCATAGAAGCCCTGAAAGAGCAGCAGCGAACCCAGCCAAAGCGCGGCCCAGGACGGCCGAGGAAAGACGATAAATGGACATCCTCGCAGCCCTAGCGTATCAGGAGCGCGTCGCGCAGTCTCGGGGTGAGCTCGACGAAGAGCGCCGGGACGCCATTGATGCTTACCTTGGCCGCCCGTATGGAGACGAGACAGAACATCGGTCGAAGGTCGTGATGCGCGATGTCGCAGACACTATCGAATGGATCAAGCCGTCGCTTCTCAAGATCTTCGCGGCAAGCGATGAGGTCGTTTCGTTCGAGCCGTTTGGCCCCGAAGACGAAGAACAAGCTGCGCAAGAGACAGAGTATTGCAACTACGTCTTGATGACGAAGAATCAGGGTTTCCTAGTTCTTCATGACTGGTTTCACGACGCATTGTTGCAGCGTACCGGGTATGTCCTGGTCCGGGCCGTCACCAAACGCGAACACGAATTGGAGCGCTATCGCGGGCTGACGGACGACGAGGTGGCGCTCGTGATGCAGTCCGAAGGCGCCGAGGTCGAGGAGCACTCACAGCAGACGACGATCGACCAGACTGGGGCGCCCTATACCGTGCACGATGTCGCGGTGCGCCAGGTGCGCGAGTATTCGTGCGTCGAGACCGTCAACATCCCTCCAGAGCGTGTAATGGTGGCGCCGGACTGGCCGCACATGCATTTCGACGGCTGCCCGTTCCTCGAAGTCGTCGATTACTGCACCATCTCGCAACTGCGGGAAATGGGCTACGAGATAGACGACAACATCAGCGATGCGTCGGACAGCGAGGACGATCGCTTTGAGGAGGAGCTTAGAGCGGTTGACTACGGCGACGATTTTGGTCGCGACGAGATCGAAGCCGATCCTGCTACCCGCCGTGTGCGGGTGCGTTATGCATGGATGCGGTTCGACGAGGACGGCGACGGCGTCGCCGAATTGCGCCGGCTGGTGGTCGTTGGGTCGACGATCCTGGAGAACGAAGAAGACGACCTGATCCCGGTTGCAAGCCTGTGTCCTAGCCGGATGCCGCACGAGCATATCGGGCTGTCGGTGCATGATTGGGTGAAGGACCTCCAGCGTATCCGCACGGTCCTGATGCGCGGTTTTCTCGATAACATGTATTTGTCGATGTACCCACAGGTATACGTCGACAAGAACCGGGTAAATCTGGACGATCTGCTAGTCGTGCGTCCGGGCGGCATCCGTCGCGTCGATGGCATCCCGCAGCAGGCGGTGATGGAACAAGTCATCCCCGACAAGGGCGGCCCGCTGATCGCTGCGCTTGAACTTGTCGATTCAATCCGCGAAAACAGGACCGGCGTCACCCGCTACAACCAAGGTCTAGATGCCAATACGCTGAACAAGACTGCGACCGGCATCCAGCAGATCATGTCGGCGTCGCAGCAGCGGATCGAACTGATCGCGCGGGTCTTTGCTGAAACCGGCGTCAAGTCGCTGATGCTGATCATTCACGCCATGTCTATCAAGCATGGCCGGCAGCAGGAAATGGTTCGTCTGCGCAATCGCTGGATACCGATCGACCCGCGCGGGTGGAAGCACCGCAGGGACATGACGGTATCTGTCGGCATCGGCACCGGCAACAAAGATCAGATGCTTGGGCACCTGATGATGATCCTGCAAGAGCAGAAACAGGCTCTAGGCTCTGGTTTGGCGAAACCGCAAAACCTGTATGCCACCCTGAAGCGGCTGACGCAGAATGCCGGCTTCAAGAACGCGGAGGAATTCTGGAGCGATCCGTCTATGACGCCGCCGCAACAGCCTCAGGTTCCGCCAGAGGTGCAGCGCGAGCAGATGCGGATGCAGGCCGAAGCGCAAAAGGTCCAGTTCGAGGCGCAGCAGGCGCAACAGAAGGCGCAGGCTGACGCGGCACTAGAGCGCGAGCGGATGCAGATGCAGCTTCAGGTGGACCAGAACAGACAAGAGTACGAAGCGCGCCAGCAAGAGCACAAGGCGCAGCTTCAGGCGCAGCTGGCGGAAATCCAGCGCCAGGCTGACGAACGCATCAAGGCTGCTGAGTTGGAGTTCGAGCGTTGGAAGGTCGAATATCAGTCAGGGATCGAACTGCAAAAGACGAGCGCACAGATTGACTCTCAGCAGCAGATCGCGCGCATGAAGATGGTCGATGACATCAAGGCCGCCGTGATTGACGAGTGGCGCACCAGTACACCTAGCATCGTCCGAGATGCGACGGGGCGTGCGGTTGCCGTTGAGCGTGGAGGCGTAACGCGCAAGGTCAGGCGCGATGAGGCTGGCCGTGCAGTGGGGCTTGAGTGATGAAAACCGGCGTAGGTGGACGATTGGGGATCAGCGGCACGCTTGAGTGGCGCGACAAGGATGGGAACATCCTCGGCACTACCGAGTTGTCCGGTTCGGTCCCGCTCGAACAAGTTGAACTGATCGGCGAGGAAGCCGAAACGAAGGAGAAAGACGATGGCAATTACCTTGGCAAATGAGTGCCGCAAGGCGGCGTTGGACGGCATCACAGGGCTGCTGTCCGGTGGCGATATCCGTTTCGACTCTGCGGCTGACGCGGAGCTGGCGGTTCTTCCGCTATCGTGGGCGGCCGCATCGACTGAGAGCCCGAGTGTCGCGGTCGGGACGGCCACGGCGGACACGTCTGTCGCGCCCGGCACCATCACGAAGTTCATCATCCGCACCAGTGGCGCAGCGACGCGCATCAATGGCACGGTTGGGACTTCCGGCGCCGACTTGATCGTGACGGACAACGTGATCCCAAGCGGCGCGACCCAGGTTACGTCGACGACCGGGATCTCGCTGTCGTTGCAACTGTCGTGATGCGTGCGCTCCAACTGCCTGCTGTTTGCCCTGCGCCTCTACTGGCGCCTGAGCAGGCGGTGGGAGCGCAATCTGGATCGTGGGCTGATGACGCCTCGACCGAGGCTTGTGTGGCGCGGCAGCTTCATCCGTGGCGGGCCGTTTCACCTACTGGTCGGGCGCGGTCGCAGGGACGGCACGCTGCGGGTGGTGTCCTACAAGCCGCCGACGCATCGGAAGCCGTACTGGGGCCACGCCGGCCTGTTCAAAGGCCGCGTCGTGTGGGGCGATCCGCCGTGGCCGAATCAATGAAGGGATGAAATGAAGACTGATCAGATCATCGCCGAGCTTTTCGCGCTCGTGCGACTACTCATCGAGCGGCAGGCGGCCGTGCCTGCCGATGTCGTGCAGCGGCTGGCCGCGTTGGAATCGTGGCGCGCAGGCGTCGAGGCAGTTTGGCCGCAGATCACCAAGGAAGGAAACTGACATGCCCTTGATTGACAGACTCGCAGGATTCACCGGCGAAGGTGAGCCTGAGCATAACAACATCTCGGTTCTCACCTTCTGGGCGATGCTCTTCGAGATGTCGAAAGGCAAAATCACTAAGGCTCAGATTGAGAGCTATCTGAACCTCGACGCAGGTGAGCGGACCGAGATGGATTGGCTGGTCGGCAAGTACAACGCCCAGCCGAATGCCACAGCAAAGGCCGCATTTGTGGACCTCATGCAGATCATCTTCTTGCTGGCATCCGACAAGGTGCCTGGGTACACGACAAACGCCGAGCTAGTGGCTCGTATCAACGCAATCTGATCCATGGCGCTGACAGTCAAGACACTGACGGGCACGCTTTCGGCGACCCTTAACGGAACGACGTCGTTCACGTCCTCCGGGCTAGGCGCGCCGGATGCTGCTTACGTCATCGTGACTGACGCTGACACGACAAACAATCCAGACCCTGACTGCATCGTTTCGCATGGAATCTGGGACGGGACCAACCAGTGGTGCATCTCTTTTTCTGCGAGAAGCGGGGTGGCGCCGAGCGCAGGTGTTGGGCGCTTTCGCAACGAAAACAGAATAGCAGCGATCAAAGTCAAAACGTCAAGCACTCCGACGTATTCGACATATGCAGAATACACAATCGCGGCAATAACTGACGGCGTTGAAATAGAGTTGGTCGAGGACGCCACTACGGTTGAGAGGTACGCCACTGTCGTTTTGTTTTGGGGTTTGTCTGACGCGAAGCTAGTAACTAACTGGATGTCTGCGACGTCCGCGACCTCGTGGGACATCAACGACGTTGGATTTCAGCCAGATTTGTTGTTTGCCTTGAATGTCGGCGTTTCATCCACGGGTGAAATTGAAAGCAATATCATTTCGGGATCGGTAGGCGTTGCGTACTACAACGGAACGACTGTTAAGCAAGGATGCTTGAGCCTAAACTCAGTGTCGGGTTCATCCTCTGTCGTAAACACAAGCATTACAAACGACAGCATTGCGATGCAGTATTACAACGACGGTGCTACGATCAATCGCACCTTTACGGTCGGCTCTTTCGATTCGTCTGGATTTACTCTAACCGTATCGTCTTCGGCCGCGCAGCCAATCATATTTCTGGCGTTGAAGTTACCAGCCGCGACCGATGCGGAATTGCTTTTCAAAGACACCGCGACCGACGGCACCGGGACAGAGGCATACACAGGAGCAGGCTTCGAGCCACAAGCGGCATTGCTATTTGGGGCCAATGAAACGACCTATGGCAGCACATCTTCGAGCCCTAACGTCGGACAGTTCATCGGCGCAACGGACGGGACGAACACGCAGTCACTGGCGTGGGGGACGGTGGACCTCTCTAGCTCAGGAACTGGGTTCAGCCGTAGAAGCACAGATGCAGTCCTGATTCGAGATTCCGACGATGACGAGGTGGTAACGGCGACATTCGGCGGCTTCGACTCAGACGGCTTCACGCTGAACTACAGCGCGTTCAATGCGACGGCACGCAAAGTCGCCGTGCTGGCGTTCAAGGCCCCAGCAGCCGGCTACACCCACCCCACCCTGAGCGCCGCCACGCTCGTCCCTGCGGGCGGCAACACCTATCAGCCGCGCGTGACGTACACCTTCTGACATGGCCCGCACTGCCTACTGGATCGTCGTTGCTGCTGCCGATTACACCGGCACGCCTCCGAGTGGGCTGCAAGTCCGCAACGGGCAGCAGAGCAACGGGTCCGCGACGGGCGTTACTGCGGGATCAGAAGCGTTCGCAGCCGAGTCCGACACCGGCACGATCACCGAAGCGACGGCGGTAACTCTCAGTGCGGGCACTGCCTACAAGATCGCGTGGACGATCTACGACGACGTAGCGGACGACTACGCCACGGTCGCGGTTGGGGAGTACGTCACCACTGTTGATCTAGTCGCAAGTGCGATTGCCGTCTCTGGTGCGGTCAGCGCGACCGGCGACATCCAGATCGGCACGTCTTTTGATATCTCTGCGACCGCGGTTGCAGTGTCTGGCGCGCTCACGACGAGCGGCGATATCGAGATCACTCCGCCGGGCGATTTGGACCTGGCCGCTGATCCTTTGGCGCTGTCTGGCGTTTTGTCGGTCAGCGGCGATATTGAGATCGGCACCAGTTTTGACTTGGCGGCGGACCCGCTGTCGGTAACTGGCGCGCTTTCAGCATCAGGCGATATCGAGATCGGCACGTCGTTTGACGTTTCAGCGTCTGCGATTTCCGTGTCCGGCACGGTGGCGGTTTCTGGAGATATCGAGTCCAGCGTTGATCCGATTCTTGAGGTTGTCGCAGACCCGCTGTCGATCACGGGCACCATTTCCGCAAGTGGCGATATCCAAATCGGCACGTCGTTTGACCTTGCGACCGACCCGATTGCAATCACTGGCACGCTATCGGCGTCCGGCGATATCGAGATCGGAACTAGCTTTGATCTGTCGGCTAGTCCGGTTGCGCTAACAGGCTCGCTCTCGACATCAGGCGATATCCAGTCATCGACCGATCCTGTTGTAGTCGTCGCGCCTCGCAAGCGTGGCGGCGGCGTCAATAGGTTTGTCGAAGCGCGCAAGCGGCTACCAATGCCGTTCCTCGTGGACTGGCTGACGAACGACGAGCCAACAGAGGCGACGCAGCGCGTCATCAGAGAGATCAAGGCAGGCCGTCCTATTCCTCAGGATGCCAAACCGCCGAAGGGACCAGAGAACATCAGCCCGGCGCGGTTGGCTAGCGCCATCCTGCCGAATCGCGCCTATGCTTTCGATACCTGGCTAAGTGACCTGATAGTCACTTCGCGGGCAGTTGAGAAGGCCGTACAGATTGCGCGCGACAAAGACGACGAGGATATCCTCCTGCTTCTATGAAAGACGAAACCGAGCGGCGCGCCAGTGAAGCAGAGCGGCTTATGCGCGAGCCGTTGCTGATCGATGCGTTTGACGCTATCGAAGCCAGAATTGTGCAGGAGTTGCGCGTGACTGATGTCAGCGCACGGGACAAGATGCGCGATCTGGTCGTCACCATGCAGCTTTTGGGCGCGTTGCGAAAACATATCAATACACATATCGAAACGGGTAAACTCGCGGAATTGGCCAAGCCAAGCCTGTCTGACAAACTCCGACGGCTGGCAGCCTAAACAGGAGAGCGCGTAATGGAAGAAACCACCAATCCCGTCGAGGAAGTGGGGACAGATCCGGCCGATCGTCTTGCAGCATTGTTCACTGCGCCGCCAGAGGACGACGAAGAAGTCGTCGATGAGGCTGTTGAAGAGGAACAGGACGAAGATGGCGACGACGATGAAGTCGAGGAAGGCGAGAGTGAGCCAGCGCCAGAGGATGATTCCGAGGAAGTTACCTACGGCGACAAGCAATACAAGCTGCCGAAGGAACTAGCCGAAGTCGTCAAGAAGGCCGATTCTCTCCAAGCCGACTACACGCGCAAAACCCAGGATGTGGCCGATACCCGGCGCATCGTTGAGGACAAGAAGCAGTATCTCGAAGCCCAAGAGCTGATCCTTCAGCACGCATTTTCTGATGCGGCGGAAGTGCAGTCCATTCAAGCGCAGTTGCAGCAGTTCGACGCGCTGGATTGGAACTCACTCGTCGCCGAGGATGCGCAGAAGGCATTGCAGCTAAATCTAGCCCGGCAGCAGCTTCACCAGCGGCTGACGGAAAAGCAGTATCGGCTACAGCAGATCGTCAAGCAGGCCCAAGACGCCAAAGTCCAACATACCCGCAATCAGGCGGAATTGGGGATGGCCGAGGTGCAGCGACGAATCGGAAAGCTGGATGACAAGATGCGGGAAACGCTGATGACAGCAGCCCGGCAGTACGGGATGCAGGAATCGCACCTGATGGACCCGGTTGTTATTCATGCGCTAGCGGATGCGGCGAAGTGGCGGGCTCTTCAGAGTGGCAAGCCCGCGGCGGTGAAGAAGGCGCAACAGGCGCGACCGGCAGCGCAGCCGGCGGCGCGCTCTACGGCGCCGAGCAATGAACAATCGCGGTGGAACGAACAGCGGTCAGCGTTGAAGAAAACCGGCCGCCAGGATGTCGCCGCCGCGCTCCTTAATCGAATCGTGAAAGGATAGAGAAATGACTACCCCTACCGGACAAAACAAGACCTACGGGCGCATCGGGCGCAAGGAAGATGTCCATGACATCATCTACGACATCTCGCCGACAGAGACGCCAGCGATGCAGATGGCGAAGCGGCTGACCGCTCGCAACACGTTGCACCAGTGGCAGACGGATTCGCTCGCTGCGGCGGCCGCTAACAACGCGGTTGAAGGCGCAGATGCGACGTTCGCCAGCGCGACGGCAACGACGATGCTCGGCAACTACACCGCGATCAGCACCAAGACAATCAGCGTGTCGCGCACCGCTGACAGCGTGGCGAAGTACGGCCGCGCGACCGAGCTTGGCTACCTCGTTGCCAAGTATGGCAAGGAACTGAAGCGCGACATCGAGTTCATGCTCGTTGGCGGGCAGGCGTCCTCGGCCGGCACGGCATCGACGGCTCGCTACACCGCCGGCTGGCGCGCGATGATCCAGAACTACGCGCGTTGCACCGGCACGACCGTGACCGGAGGCACCGTCTATCCGTATTCCAGCGGCTGGACGGCGATGTCCGACTCGACGGCATCGACGATGCTTGAGGCCGACCTGAAGAACGCGCTTGAACTGGCGTGGACTGACGGCGGCGCGACCGATACGATCCTCGTCAACTCGAAGCAGAAAAAGCGCCTCGCCACGTTCGGCGGCGCGACGGCGTTCGAGGGCTTCTCGACGAACAATGGACGCACGGCGCAGGGCGTTGTCATCGGTGGCGTGGACATCTACGTTTCCGACTACGGCTCGCACAAAGTCGTGATGGATCGCTTCTTGGGCCAGACGGCTGTTCTGTGCCTGGACAGCGAGTACACCGGCATCGCCTGGCTCGACACCATCAAGGTCGAGGACATCGCGAAGGTCGGCGACGGTCGGCGCAAGCAGCTGGTGTGCGAATGGGCGGCTGTGCTCCAGAACCCTGACGCGCACGCGCAGCTGATTGGGTGCGCCGTGACCTAAACGGTACGGGGGCTTCGGCCCCCGTTTTTCCATGCTCAAGATTCACCAAGACATCACCCAGGACGGGCTCGTCACCGAAATGTGGTCGGACGGCGACGACTTGCACGTCAGGCACTCACAGGACGCGGAACCGGCTTTTGAGGCGGTGCTCCAGTCGCGCAACGACGGCAGCCACTGGCAAAAGGGCGTCAAGCAGGGGATGGTCCATGCTTTTCACATTCCCAGCGGAGTCGTAACCGAGCTGTTCGGGATCGGAATCAATGTCTACCAGGCGCCGATGAAAGACATCAAGGCGGGACTGATGAAGCTCAATCGCTACACGGCGTGCGACATGACGGGGAAGCGGCTTGTCTGACGCGCTATCAAGAGCGGCGGCGGTCGCTGAAGAAAACCCAGAGTTGGCGATTCAGCTTTGCATGCAGTACCTGCGCGAGAACCCGGAGAGCGCGCCGGGGTTCACGTTGGGCGGCGTGCTGCACGCACGGGCCGGCATCGAAGCTGTGGCGCTGGCGTTCTTCGAGCGCGCCGTGAAGCTGGTCCCGCGGGCCGAGACCTGGAACAACTACGGCAGTCAATGCCACACGGTCAAGCTCACGCAGCAAGCGCGGCAGGCGTTCGAGCGCGCGCTGGCGATGACGGACGATCCGCGCAAGCGCGCCGTCTATATGTGCAACATGGCGGCCACCTACACCGACGACGAGCAATACGCGCGTGCTCTTGAGTGGATCGGGAAAGCCGAAAAGCTAGATCCAGATTGCCCTAACCTGTCTCAAGTAGCGCGCTTTCCGTACCTGGCGCTAGGCGACTGGCGCAACGGCTGGCGGCATTGGCGCTCGACCATCGGCACCAAGCATCGGAAGTGGCTCGACTTTGGCGGCGCGGAGTGGAACGGCGAGCCGACTGGAACGCTGGTGATCTACGGCGAACAGGGCATTGGCGACGAGATCGCCTACGCGTCGTGCATCGAAGATTGCAGGCCGCTGGCCGAGCACGTCATCATTGAATGCGATCCGCGGCTCGAAGCGCTCTACGCGCGGTCATTTCCGTGGGCGACCGTCTACGGCACGCGCCGCGGCGATAGGGGGTGGCTAGAAAGCGTTCGGGTGGATGCACAGGTGCCCGTGGGCAATCTGCCTAGCTATTTCCGCCCCGAGCCGGCCTCGTGCCCAAAGACGCCATATCTGGTGCCTGACCCAGAGCGCGTTCTGATGTGGCGCGCGTTGTTCGCATCGTGGGGCAAGCCTGTAGTCGGGCTGTGCTGGTCCGGCGGCCGTTTCGAGTCGCAGCAGCAGCTACGGCGGGTTGGTCTGGATGCATTCAGGGAATACATGGGCCGGCGGGATGCGGTCTATGTCTCGCTGCAATACACGGACCCGCGCGAGGAAATCGCCGAGACAGGGCTGCCGGTGCGGTTCTTCAGCGAGTGCTTGTCCGAGGCTAACTACGATGAGACGGCGGCCCTAGTGGCGGCCCTGGACGACATGGTTGGCATCCATACGTCTGCACACCACGTCCGCGGCGCGATGGGCCTGCCGTCGACGGTCCTAGTCCCGTCGCCGCCGATGTGGCAATACGCGCACGGCGACGGGATGCCGTGGTACGCGGGACAGCGGTATCACCGGCAACGCAAACACGAGCGTTGGATTGATTGTGTCAACAGGTTGGGGGTTTGATGGGAATTACGGACAGGATCGACAACATCACGCGCATCGCGCCGCAGTATCGGGGCGAGATCATCCCGGCGCCGAAGTCGGTGAAGATCGAGATTACGGCGACGTGCAACTACAACTGTGGGTTCTGCACCAAGTCGCTGAACAAGTCGAGTGGCGCGATGGACCGGGCGCTCTACTCCCGCGTCATCCGCGAAATGCGCGCAGCAGGCGTCGAGGAACTGGGCGTCTTCTACATCGGAGAGTCCTTTACCTGCAAATGGCTGCCAGAGGCGATCCGAGAGGCAAAAGAGGTCGGTTTCCCGTATGTATTCCTGACGACGAACGGCAGCGCAGCGACGCCGGAGCGGGTGCGCGCGTGCTTCGATGCAGGGCTGGATTCGCTGAAGTTCTCGATCAACTTCCACAGCGCCGGGCAGCTTGCCGAGGTTGCGAAGGTCTCGCCCAGGTACTGGCAGCGCGCTATCGACAATCTCAAGGCGGCGCGGCGCATCCGCGACGAGGGCGGCTACAAGTGCGGCATCTATGCCTCGTCGATCAAGTTCGACGGGGTGCAGGGCGAGGCGATGCAAGAGGTCATCGACGACATCGCTCCGCACTGTGACCAGACCTATTGGCTGCCGTTGTTCTCGATGAACGGAGCCAGCAATGCCGCAGGCATGAAGCCCGGTCCCGGCAATCCTGGCAGAGTCGGTGCTATGCGGCCACCGCTACCATGTTGGGCCACCATGACCGAGGGGCACGTTGACAAGTCAGGAAAGCTAATTGCGTGCTGCTTTGGCGACACCACTGATGGCGGTCTGGAAATGGCCGACCTGACACAAGTCTCGTTCATGGAAGGGTGGAACTCGCTCAAATTCCGCGCACTAAGGCAAGCGCACTTGAATAAAGACGTTACCGGAACAGCTTGCGAAAAGTGCGTTGCAGGATAGTCAAACGGCTATAATGCCGTAATGAGGCGAATCGATGACACACCGCTTATTGGCAAGAGGTTTGGGCGTTGGACTGTCATAGGTCTTGGTAAGAAAACGCCTAAGCGATCCAACCTTTCGTGCGTTTGTAAGTGCGGCAGCAAAAGGGATGTATTGCGAGAGAACATCCTAAATGGCTTGTCTACCGGGTGCCGCAAATGCAGCGGTATGGCTGGCAGCAGCAACCCAGCGTGGCGCGGCTTTAAGGACATCCCGCAAAATTTCTACGGGACGATGCTTAAAGCTGCACAAGTCAGAAACATAGAAGTCAGCATATCAATTGAAGACGTGCAAGAACTATGGGAGCGGAGCGGCGGTCGCTGCGCTCTTACGGGGCTCCCCATTGCTCTGACGTGCGACAAGGGTGGAAGAACAGCGTCACTTGATCGCATTGACGGCAAGTTGCCATACACGAAGAACAACGTGCAGTTCGTTCACAAAGACATCAATCTCATGAAGAACAAATTCAAAGAGGATTACTTTTTGAAGATGTGCAAACTTGTCGTGAAGCACGCAGCATGATCCCCATCTTCACCGGCTTCGACGAGCGCGAGGAAGTCGGCACGCATGTATTCCAGTCGTCGGTACTGCATAACGCCACACATCCGGTAGCGTTTGTACCGCTGCGGATCGAGCTGTTCCGGGACTACTTCGGCGACAAGCGCGGCAGCAACGCTTTCACGTTCACGCGGTTCCTGATCCCGTGGCTGCAAGACTTCCGCGGCTGGGCGATCTTCGCGGATGCGGCGGACATGCTTTGCCGGGCTGACATTGCCGAGCTATGGGCGCTGCGGGATGAGTACAAAGCCGTGCAGGTAGTGCAGCATGATTACATGACGCGGCATCCGCGCAAGTACGTCGGGACGCCGATGGAGTGCGACAACCTCGACTACGAAAGAAAACAGTGGGCATCACTCATGCTCATCAACTGCTCGCATTTCTGGTGGCGCGAGATGCGGCCTGAAGTCGTCGAGGGCATGACGCCGATGCATCTGCTCCGGTTCGATTTCCTCAAGGACGAACTGATCGGTGCGCTGCCCGTCGAGTGGAATTGGTTGTGCCAAGAGCACGGCGAGAACCCTAATGCCAAGATCATTCATTACTCCATTGGCATCCCTGGGTTCGATTCCTACAAGGACGCACCGCATGCCGACGAATGGCGGGCTGCGCTGGAAAGGATGCAAAGTGTTTGTCACGGATGACTACCGAGAACAACAGGCGGCGCTGCATGCCACCGGAACCTATGGCGTCATGGGCCGCAGTTTCGGGCCGTTGGTGTCCCGTATCGCCGAGCAGCACGGATGCTCGACGCTGCTTGATTACGGCTGCGGATCGCGACAATCCCTGCGATCCGGGCTTGTGTGCCAGATCGAATATTGCGGCTACGATCCGTGCGTAGTAGACTACGCGTGCGAACCGCACCCGGCCGACATGGTGGCCTGCATCGACGTTCTGGAGCACGTCGAGCCGCAGTTTACCGTTGATGTCATCCGAGACATTCGGCGACTTACGCGAACCGTCGCGATAGTCTCGATCCACACCGGGCCAGCGCAGAAAACGCTACCAGATGGGCGCAATGCCCATATCGTCCAGCGCCCAGCGCGTTGGTGGTTGCCCAAGTTCTGCGAAGGGTTCGACATCCGGGACATGGGGCGCACGCCGGGCGGGTTCTATCTCGTCTTGGAGCCCGAATGAACTACGGACAGCTGAAGTCAAACATCGCGGCCTGGCTGCATCGGGAGGACTTGTCTACCGTTATCCCGACGTTCGTCACGCTTGCCGAAGCCGACATTCGGCGCACCGTTCGAGTGCGAGCGATGGAGACGCGCGATACGGGCACGACGACGGGCACGATCACGCTAGGCGATGACTTCATACAGGTGCGGCAGTTCATCATAGGCGACATTCCGCTGCTGTATTCACCGCCTCAGGAGTGGCACACCTATAACGACAACAGCGGCAAGTACCGCTACACGATCATCGGCGATACGCTCTACAGCGCGGCCGGCGACTACCAGCTTGACTACTGGGCAGCCTTCGATGCGCTGTCTGCCGATGGTGATACGAATTGGCTGCTGACGAATGCGCCTGATGTGTACCTGTTTGGCGCCCTGAAGCAGGCCGCCATCTATACCCGCGACGACGCGATGGCGCAGCAGATGGCGGGCGAATACATTGCAGCCGTCGGTCGCGTCATGGAGGCCGAAACTGCATCCCGCATCGGGTCAATCCTGCAAATACGCTCCGAGGTCTGCGAATGACGACATCATATGCCGACCGTTTCGATCTGGTTGAAAACGGGCAGTTTCGCAAGCGCATCCAATACGCTATATGGGTCGCTGCGCGCGGCGTTCTGAATGACGGATCAGCAACGGCGGGTCAAAAAGACAAGGCGCGAGGACTATTGCGCGGCGTCCTCGATGCCGATGTAATGCGCCGCGTGGCAATTGCGTGCGTCGCCAATCCGGTGGTTGGCGGTGCCGGCCTGAACGCGACAGACACAGATATCCAGTCTGTCGTCGATAGCGGCATTGCCGCGCTTCTCGCATGATCTTCGCGCCTGACTCACCAGAAAGCACGCCGGGCGTGCTGCTGGAAGTCAACATGGCCCCGACAAAGCGGGGCTATGCGGCCGCGCCGTCGTGGCAAGACGCTGGATACGCCGATCTTGCCGCCGCATCAAACGGCGCCGCACTGGTGAACAAACTGGGCGGAACGCGGAGATTGTTCGCTGGCACGACAACTGCGCTATATGAAGGCTCGGGCGGCACTTGGACGGATCGTTCTCGTGGGACGGCATATAGCACGGGCGCGGTGCGGTGGCAGTTCGCGCAATACGGCGACCTGACCTACGCGACGAACATCAGCACACAGCTGCAGGTATCAAGCACGGCCGCGTTCGCGGATGTCGCAAACGCTCCCAAGGCCGCGTGCATGGACACTGCCTCGGGCTTCCTGATGCTCGGCAATTGCGACGACACGAGCACCGGGCTATCGACGTCCTACGGGCTGCAAGAGCATCGTTGGTGGTGTTCGCAGTTGTTCAACCCGTCAGGGACGTGGGCGCCTGACATCACAACGCAGGCGACCTCAGGACTCTTGGTCTCATCGCCGGGCCCGATTGTTGCCGTAAAGGCACTAGGCGACCAGATCGTCTATTACAAGTCGCAGGCGATGCACGTCGGATCCTATGTCGGCACTCCAGAAGTGTGGCGCTTCGAGCGCGTCCCTGTGGCGGCCGGAGCCGTGTCGTCCGAGGCGGTGGTGGCGGTCAATAACGTCCACTATTTCATCGGACAGGATGACATCTGGCGGTTTGACGGGTCGCGTCCGGTGCCCATCAGCGACGGCATCAGAGAGTGGTTCTTCGGCGAGGAGGTCAACAGCGCTTATCTGTACCTTATCGCCGGGCAGCACGACCCAACGACATCGACGATCTGGTGGTGGTATCCGAGCGGAACAGACATCACGCTGACCGCCGCACTGGTGTACAACTACCAGTCAAACAAGTGGGGCCGAGTCGATCTAGCGCTGACGGCACCACTGTACGTCGTCAGGTCGGCCGTCACCTATGACTCTCTCGGCTCGGAGTATTCCACCTACGATGATCTGCCGGAGATTGCCTACGATTCGCCATTCTGGAACTCTGGGAAGGAACAGGTTGGCGGGTTCGTAAGCACGACGCTGTACACGCTGACGGGGACGCCCGGCGCATCGTCTTTCATCACTGGATGGGTAGGGGATGCGGATAGGTGGTCGCTGGCTGATCGCGTCAGACTACGGTATAGGACGAAGCCGACGAGCCAGACGCTGGAGGCGCGGGCATTGGACGAGCTTGGGGCGACCCTGACGTCAAAGTCCTGCACGCATAACGTGGATCGGTTCGACCTGCTACAAAACGCGCGATGGCACCAGCTAAAGGCAACATTTACAGGTCCGGTCGAAGTCGAAGACATCGCCGCCAGGTTCAAGCCTACAGGGTATGAATAAGGTCAAGCCATCACCGCAACTCACGGATGACGCGCGTATGTTTCGGGCGCGTCTTGAGGATGTTTTGCGGCAGCACGCGGACGCGCTGAATCAAGCCGCTGGCGGGCAACTTCACAATGTCGTATCCGTGTCTGCATCGTATGCAGCGGGGACGGCGGATCACATCATCCTCGTATCACCGGCCGGGACACTCACGGTAACGCTCCCGGCCGCGCTAGATATGCTCGGGAAGCGGGTTGTCGTGAAGCGAGCGAACAACACGACGCACGTCGTCACGATTGACGCGTCATCTGGAACGATCGACGGAGCGGCATCCGTAACGCTCACGACGGCGTGGCAGAGGCGGGAGGTAGTGAGCGATGGCAGTAACTATTTCGAGGTGACGTGATGGCGTATTCGGCGCAAGAAATCCGGGAGTTTTTGACGCAGCAGGGGCTTGTTGGGCCGAACGGCAGCGCTATCGACCCGGCCGGCATATATGCGGCCGCGAGGCAATACGGCGTTGCACCCGCTGAGCTTGATACCGCGATGGGGTGGAATCCTGGCGATGCCCAGAACTGGATCAATCAGCAGGGTCTGGCCACGACGGACACCGGCACGACGACGCCAGGCACGGTAAGCCTGGCCAACGCGGTCAATCCGGTGCAGGCACGGTCGGCGGCCGGCGTCGCGCCGCTACATGCTGCGCAAGCATCGAACCCGTACATTGGGCAGACGACGCAGCAGACGTCGGCGAGTCAGTACATGGGTCAGACGACGCCTGGGGCGTCGATGTCAAACCCGTACATGGGCCAGACCGGAGGGTCTGTGTCGGCGCAGAATGCTGGCGTCGAGCGTAACGCGCTCGCGGGTGTCGATAACCCGTATCTGACGCGCGCCATTGACGCGGCATCACAGGACGCGGCGCGTAACTACAACTTGACGGTTGCGCCGCAGCGTCAGACTCAGATGCAGCAGTCCGGCGCTTTCGGTAATACCGGCGTGCAGCAGATGCAGCTTGAGGACCAACGAAACCTGCAAAACACGCTAGGCAACATCGCTACCCAGGCAAGGTATGGCGACTACGCGCAGCAGCTAGGACTTGCCGAGAACGCGGCGGCGCGCGGCACGCAGGCGAACCAGTTCAACGCGGCGCAGAATCTCGGCGCGCAGCAGTTCAACGTCGGCGCAAGGCAAGCCGATCTTGCGCGTAACCTTGGTGCCGCCAATCAGATCGGCATGTTCAACGCCGGCCTGGCTCAGAACGACCTGGCGCGGAACCTCGGTGCAGACATGCAGCGGCAGCAGTTCAACGCGGGACTTTCGCAAGCCGATCTTGCGCGCAACAGTAACGCGGCGATGGGGCTCGGGACGTTCAATGCCGGGCAGGCCAATCAGCTCGGCATGTTTGGTGCGGGGCAGCAGCAACAGAACAACCAGTTCAATGCCGGGCAAGCAAACAACCTAGGTCAGTTCAACGCCGGGCAGCAGCAGCAGCGCAACATGTACAACGCTGGCGCGCAGAATCAAGGAAACCAGTTTAACGAGAACCTTGATTTCAACATCTACAACTCCAATGCCAACGCAGCAAACATCGCAAACACCAATCAGTTCAACTTCTTGAACTCCCTGCTAGGACTCCAGGGACAAGGCGCGGGGCTGGCCGGCAATATGTACATGCAGCCGATGAACCTGTACGGTCAGTTCGCAAATCAGGCCATGGGCTTCGGCGGCATGGGCGGGACAAACACGCAGCCGACGAGCGGGAATCCGGTCCTAGGCGCACTGGGCGGGATGAAACTGGCGGGCTCGTTGTTCGGCGACTAGCCGTACGGCTTTGGGCCTTGATAGATAAGGAGATAGAGATATGTGGGAACAACTCGCAGGGGCCGCGCTAGGTGGCCTGTTGTCGTCTAGCGGCGGCTCGCAAAAGTCTACTAATTCGCCGTGGACACCGGCAAAGCCGTGGCTAAAGAGCCTGATCGGGCAGGGACAGGAGCTGCAAGATCAGTACATGGCGGAGCCGTTTAGTCAGCAGCAACGGGATGCGTTCGGAAACCAGTTCGGGCTACTCGACTTCATGATGCAATCCGCACCGGGGATCATGGAGAACTACGGCCTTCTCGGTCGTGGTTATGACCGAAACGCAGAGAATAGAACGCAGACAGGATTTCAGCCCATGAGCATGCAGATGCCGTCATTCGCTCCATTGAGCGCGCAGATGGGCCAATCGCAGACGGGGCTATTGTCCCCTACGTCCTCCCCCACATTGGCCCCGACAGTCACGTCGAACGCGCAATTCGCACAGAACACGCAAGACGCTGAGGCCGCGCAGCTACAGGAAAAGGCGCAGTTGCAGCGAGAACTTGACGAATGGCTACGCATGATCGGCGGGGGAGCGTGACATGGGGGCAGACGTTGCGACGACGCTGAACGCGTGGAGCACCACGGCGGGCAGTAATGCGCCGTCGGGCGCTACAGCCATCAGCACGAACCTGGACGACAACCTGCGCGAAATGCAAGCAGTCGTCCGGCAGCTGGCCGCGTCCAACACGCTCGCGGCTGCGGCGACGACGGACTTGTCAACGGTCGATGCGACGTTCATCACCCTGACTGGGACGGCGGCCACCATTGCCGGACTAGGCACGCTGACGGCCGGGATGTACAAGTGGGTCGTGATGAACGCGGCGCACACGCTGACGCATAACGGCACTTCGCTGATCCTGCCGACTGCGGCAAATATCACTGCGGCATCTGGCGACGTGGCGATGTTCGTGTCTCTCGGGTCCGGTAACTGGCGATGCCTGTCCTACCTGCGCGCCACTGGCAAGCAGGTCTTGGACACGGCGGCGCTGCTGTCCGAACTGGGTGCGGCCGCGGCGGCAAACACGATATCGAATACAGACTACGCGCAGACGTGGCAGTGGAAGTTGACCACGGCCAGCAAGCAAGCACTTAGCCTGACTGAATCCGCCGCATCGACGGGCGCGAACTCGGTTTTGTTCGACATCGAAACGCTCGCAGCGAGCACGGCATATCCGATCAATGTTCAGGCGCGCGGCGAAAACATTCTGACCGTCAAGGAAGATGGAGAGGTTTTTCTCGCTGCTGCTGCTACGCAGGATATTAGGATTGGGCAGTTACCGACATTATCGACGCCTTTGACATCCGGCACGCCGGGTGATGTCATCATCATCGCGCAAACTTCTACCGACGCTGGTGCTGGAGGTAGTACGTCTGTTTCTGGCGGGCCTAGCACTAGTGGACAAGGCGGTTCAGTAAGCATTACTGGCGGAATTGGAAGCCCGTCCGGAGATGTCAGCATATCTGGTGATGCGATAACGATTACAGCCACCGACCGAGTGCTTTTTACAGATTCGACGCTGGCGGTTTCTGGGAGCACTAATCACACGCCGACGATCAACACAGGCGGCGGAAGTGGGGCGTCGATTACCGGATCGGACGCTTGTTTCCAAGTGACGTTCGGGTCAGGCTCTCCGACAAGCGTGACGGTGGATTTCGGAACGGCGTATGCCGCCGCTCCGATGGTGATTGCGACGGGAACGCAGTCCGGGCAGATTATTCACGTTGCGGCAGTCAGCACGACGCAGGTGCAGATTTCATCCAGCACGGCATTTAGCAGTGGAACGAAGGTCAATGTGCTGTGCATTGAGGAGGCGTAATGCTTGACTTCACCAAGCTCCTGAACGATGACGGGGCGCGCCTTGGTCTGTCGCTTCTCGCGGCCGCATCGCCCACGGTTAGGCCGGCCGGGTTCGGCGAGCGCCTGGCTCAGGGCGTCGGCATGTTCGACCAGTGGAAGCAAGGCAGGGACGATGCGAAGTCGAAAGAATCGCAGCGCGCCATGCAGGCGCGGCTGATCGACATGCAGCTACAGCAGGCGCTGGCACAGCAGGCGGCGGCCAAGAGGGCGCAGGAACAGCAGGCAATCGACGAAGGGCTGATCCGCGGCCAGGCGCAGGGGCTCGGCCCTGGCGGCATGGGGCCAGCGGCGCCGGATCCTCAGTTTGATCCGCGCGCATTCATGGGGGGCGGCGGATCGCTCGGCGGGCTGCAGCAGCTGCTGGGGGTGCAACGAGCTTTGAACCCGGCCGAGGAAGCCTATACGCTGGCGCCGGGGGCCAGGCGCTATCTGGGCGGGCGCGAAGTCGCGGCGAACCCTGTCGAACAGAAGCTCGATGCGATGATTGTCACCGGCACCGATGGCAAGCCGATGGTGAATCCGCTGTGGGTGCAAGCCAAGAAGGCGACGCAGGCGCCGGGGACGGTAGTCAACGTCGGTGCCGGGCAAAAGGACGCAAACTGGGGCACGCCTCCGAAGGACTACGTATGGGCGCGGGATGCGGCCGGCAACGTGATGACCGAGCGCGACCCAGGTAGCGGCGCATTCAGGCCGATCGCTACGCCTATCGGCGGCAGCAAAGACGAGCGCGCGGTGTCAACCGAGAAGCGGCAAGCTGCCGACAAAGCCGCACGGGCGTACACCACAATCGATCAGATGCTCAAACATCCGGGGCTTGATACGGCAGTCGGGCTGAGCGGCCAGATTGACCCGCGGAATTACCTGTGGGGCAATGAATCTCAGGGTGCGTTAGCGCTCATCAAGCAGGCGCAGGGGCAGGCATTCTTGCAAGCCTTCGAGTCGCTGAAAGGCGGCGGGCAGATCACGCAGATCGAAGGCGAGAAGGCGACGGATGCAATGGCCCGCCTTCAGCGCGCGCAGTCTGACAAGGATTTCCGCGCTGCTGCAGAAGAACTGAAGCAGATTGCCGCGCTTGCGTATGAACGCGCAACCGGCAAACGCATCACCGAAGGTCCGACGCTGGCGCCGATGGGCGATGCGTCCTTGGATGACCTCCTGAAAAAATACGGGAACTGACATGGCAGACCTGGCGCAGCTTGAGCGCGCGTTGCGAAACGCTGACGCGGCCGGCGACATGGACGCCGCGCGTAGGCTGGCGCAAGCCATCGTGCAGGCGCGATCTGTGCCACAGGAGCCTATGTCTGCAACAGACCGTTTCGGTATGGGCCTTGCCGACCCGATCCAGGGTGGCGCGCAGTTGCTTACGAAGGTGCTGCCTGATTCCGTCGTCAGCGCCGGCAATCGTCTTAACAACTGGATCGCCGACAAGACTGGCCTTGTCGCTCGCCTTCCGGCTGGTGGCGTAGATCAGCAGACGCGCGAGCGCGAGGCGGCGTATCAGGCACGCAAACCTGAAGGGTTCGATTGGGCTCGCTTGAGCGGGAACATTCTGAATCCAGTCAACGTCGCGCCCGGCGCGCTTGCGACTAAGGCGGCGACGCTCGGCGGCAGGATGGCTGCAGGCGCAGGCGTGGGCGCTGTCGCGTCTCTACTGGCCCCGGTAGCAGGCGATGATTTCTGGTCCGACAAGGCAAAACAGATGGCGCTAGGCGCGGCTGTCGGTGGTGCCGCGCCGGCCGTTGTCGCGGGCCTTGGGCGCGGGATCAGCCCGCGAGCGTCCGTCAATCCTGACCTTGAGCTACTCAAGGCGTCAGGCGTCCGGCCGACCATCGGTCAAACGCTTGGAGGATGGGCAAACCGAGCCGAGGAAAAGCTGCAAAGCGTGCCCATCATGGGAGACGCCATTACGTCGGCCAGGAATCGTGCGGTCACTCAGCTAAACCGCGCTGCCATCAACCGAGCGACGGCGCCCATTGGCGTGCAGATTGACGACGTCGGGCAAGAAGGCATCAAGAAAGCCGGAGACGCGCTTTCGCAGGCGTATGACGATGTGCTTTCTGGGCTGAAGTCGATCAACTTCGATCAGCAGTGGCGGCGTGACTTCGGCCAGCTCAAGAGCATGGCTAAGGCGCTCCCGCAAGGCGTGCGCGGCACCTTTGCGCAGAAAACCAAGTCTCTGATTGAAGACCGCATCTCGAAGGCCGGCGGCATGACGGCCGAGACGATGAAGCAACTCGACAGCGAACTAGGGACGATGGCGCGTCGATACTCAAGGTCTGCGGTTGCTAGCGAGCAAGAGTTAGGCGACGCATTCCTACAAGCCCAAGCGATGCTTCGCGATCAGGTGGCCCGCAACAACCCAGCAGCCGCAGAGTCGCTCAAGCGCATCAATGAGGGATGGGCTAACCTTGTCCGCGTCGAGGGCGCCGGCAAAGCAGCTATGAACAACGAGGGGTTGTTTACGCCGGCCCAACTCAATCAGGCGATCAGGACCGCAGACAGCAGCGCCAGAAAGCGAGCGGCTGCAAGGGGAACGGCCCTGATGCAGGATCTTGGAACGGCGGGACAGCAAACGCTAGGCGGGCGGGTGCCGAATAGCGGGACGGTTGACCGACTGCTACTCGGTGGCGGTGCATTGGGCGCCGGTGCGATCAACCCGCTTATCCCGGCCGGGCTCATCGCGGGAGCCGGCATGTATTCTCCGCCAGCGCAGGCGCTATTGCGTGGCCTTGTGACGACGCGCCCACAATCGGCCGAGGCGGTACGCGGCCTGCTCAATCAAGCCTCGCCCATGTTCAGCCCGGCAGCGGGCTTGCTCGCTCTTGAGCTTCTGGAATAGCAGATACCAGAACACGGCGCCGAGCGACATGCCGAGAGCTCGAATCAGTGAATCATCCATCCGTCAAACCCTACCACATTAACCAAACAATCCAGCGAACTCGTTTGCGTAAGCTGGTAAGCATGTGATTTCGTAAAGTAGCCACTGAACCCAACTCACGCGAGGCTAATCATGACGACCAAGACCTTCATCCTGCGCTCGATCGACTTGTCGCCTGGCCTTGGCAACGCGCACGACGGCGTGCCTTTCCGCCACCTCACGAGCCTCGTCGAGCAAGTGCGCCGCATCGTGCCGGACGATGAAGAGGGCACCTGCAAGGTCCGCGGCGCCGAGCTGCTGACCTTCGAGTACACGCACACCCTGACGCCGCTGGAGCGCGTGCAGTCCGACCTCGACGACATGCGAGCCAAGGCCGACCAGATCAAGGCGATGCTGCCGCGCGACGGCGCACTTACGGCCGAGCAGACCGACGCACTGCGCCGGCTGCTGGGCTGATGCAGGGGGCGATAGACGTGTCCGATCCGCAGCATCTCCCGCCAGACTGCCCGGCCCGGACGGGCGACATTGCGCTGCTACGCGAGCAGATGACCACGATCAACAGCAAGGTGGACGACCTGCGCGTCGCGTTGGCCAAACTGTCCGATGCGATGGCGTCCGTTGTACGGTTGGAGGTCCGGCACGAGCAGACGTCGATGGACATGCACACCATGCGCGAGGCTATCGCACGGCTGGCGGTGCGGCTCGACTCAATCGAGCCCGAAATGCCCGCATTGCGCGATTTGAGGAAGAAGGTCAACGCAGCACTCTGGGCGCTGGCCGCCATCGTCGGCATGTCTGTGCTCTCTCTCGTAATGGCTCGCGGGGCGGGCTTGGGATGAGTCACGTCACGCCCACGGCCTGGCTCGTCGTCACGGGTGACGGCGCGCACCGCAGCGTGTACCTGGAGCGCGCGCGGGCTGACCAGTGGGCATCGCGTTGTCACGGCACGGTGTACCCGCTGTATCTGTGGCCGGAGCCGGTGGCATGAAGACCAGCGCGCGCGGGCTCGACCTCATCAAGGCGCACGAAGGGCTGCGCCTGGAGGCGTACCCAGACCCCGCATCTGGCGGCGACCCGTGGACCATCGGCTACGGGCACACGGCCGGCGTCAAGCCCGGCGACGTCATCACCCAGGAGCAGGCCGACGCCTACCTGCGCGAGGACATCGCGTGGGCCGAGGACGCGGTGCGCTCCGGCGTCAAGGTTCCGATCAGCCAGGCAGCGTTCGACGCCATGGTGTCGCTGACCTTCAACATCGGCGCGGGCGCGTTCGGGCGGTCGACGTTGCTGAAGATGCTGAACGCGGGCGACCACGCGGGCGCGGCCGACCAGTTCATGCGCTGGACGACCGCAGCCGGCCGCGTCATGCCGGGGCTTGAGAAGCGCCGAGCCGCCGAGCGTGCGCTGTTCCTGTCAGAGCAAGCGCCCGCCCCCATCGAAACGCGCACCATCCCGAAGGAGAAGCAAATGACTCCATTCATCGCCGCCGCTCTCCCGAGCATCATCGAAGCTATCCCTAAGCTCGGCCGGCTGTTCTCGTCCGGGTCAAAGTCCGCAGAGCGTAACCTGGCGGCCGCCGAGGCGGTCGTCAGCATCGTACAGGAGGCCACGGGAGCGGCGAACGCGCAGCAGGCGGTCGAGATGGTGCAGCGTGATCCTGTGGCGCGTCAGGCGGCGGCTGAGGCGGTCGAGCGGCGGTGGATGGAACTGACCGAGGCTGGCGGCGGCGGGATCGCCGGGGCGCGCGAAGCGGTCAAGACCGCGCCCGGCCCGTCGAAGAATCCGGTTCTTTGGGTGTCTGCCGCGCTGCTGCCGCTGGTCTACATGGTCGTCGCGGCGGTTCTGTTCCGCGATGGCTGGTCCGACGAAGTGCGCGCGATGGTCGTCGCTGCGGTCGTGACCGGGGCGCTTGGTGCGGTTACGTCCTATTGGCTCGGGACAAGCATCAGCAGCGCGAAGAAGGATGACGCGCTGATGGGTAGGTGATGGGCCGGCCTTTCACCGGCTTGGGGACGGGCCGCGCTCCCTATGCGGCGAATCACTTCAGCCGCTCCCGCAGCACCTCTATCTCCGTCGCCGCGTCGTACATCAATTCCGCGTCTCCGCGCTTTTGGCGGCTGAGGAAGTAATCGCCACGCTCGCGAAGCCGGCGCGGGAGATCGCGCCAGTCGGCGGGCGTTTGCTTGCGCGCGGATATCTGCGGTGGGGGCTTGGTGGCGGTCACTTCAGCCGCTCCTGACGCGGCTCACGCCGAAGAATTACAGCGACATCGCCGGGTCGCAGCCACGCGCCGATCAGGAAATACTGCCTCTTGCCGTCTGTGCGCGTGTACTCGGACAGGATCTCGGCGCCGTCAATTCGCTCGCGCTCGACGGATGCGCATAGACGACCGTAGGCGCGCATATAGCACTCGGTCCACCCGTGAGTGTTGTGCACCACGTCCACGATGTCGGCAGGCGGCAGCGGGGGTAAGTCGTCTGTCACTTCAGCCGCTCCCGGAGTGCGTGCGCAGCGGCCGACGACGCTGCGATCGCCACGGTCGCGCACTCTGTCATCAGCACAGCGCAATCGCGCTCTGCGCAAGGTAGACGCTCACGCAGGGCGGCGGTACAGGCGCCCAGCGCATCCAACGACTGCTGCATCACATTGAGGTCATTGGACCGCTCGTGCTCCAGCGCCTCGATGCGTTCCTCGTCGATCTCGCGTTCGCGCTCGTAGCTGATCTGCTGGCGCTTGAGGGTGGCCTCAAGCTCAGCGATGCGTTCGGCGGCGTCCAGCATGGTGTCTGCGTATGACTCGCGGCGAGCCGCGAATCCGTCAAAGTCGCGCAGCCGCTGCACAAGGTCGTCACCACTCATCTCGATCCCCCAAAGATGCGCCACTATCCGGTTATGGGCGCAGTTTTGCGCCCTAGATTGCGTTAGGGCGCTTCAGCACTTCATACAGCGGAACCGCCCGCAGCCCCAGGGCCTCCAGCGTTTCCGCACTTGGTGCCACCTTGTGGCCGTTCATCAGGCGGCTGATGAAGCTCTTGTCCACGCCTGTCGCGCGCTCTGCGGCACGCACGCCGCCGTGTTGCGCCACCACCGCCCGCACGGCGGCATCCAGTGTCACAAGCCGCTGCGCGCGGTTCAGAGCGGCCGTTGTTTCTTCAAGGTGCTTTCGCAGTGCGGCGCTCACAGCCACTCCCGCAGCGTCAGCCACCGTTGCGCACCAGCGCACGCGGCCAGGTAGCCTGCCAGCAGAAGCGCAGCAACTACACCCAGGCATATCAGCAGTGTCGTCATGCAAAGTCCCTCTCGTTTCTCAACCAGCGCCCTAACCCGTCGCTGAACCGGAGCCCTCACGGCTTTGCCGTTCGGCCCCGGTTAGCTCTGCGTTAGGCCCCAATGCGTCCTCCCAAGCAGCCCGCATGCGCGCAAGGTGCTCGGTGTTCATGTGGCCGTCATCCAGCAGCCATTCCACAGCCTGCAGCAGTGGCTTGTGGCGCTCAAGCTCGGCCGCGTAGGTCTCCGCCGCCTTGCTCCATGTGTGCGCCTCGCGGGCGAGCTTGGCGTTCTCCGTGCGCAGGATGTCGCGCTCGTGCTCGGCCGTCTCCAGCTCGATCAGCCGCGCCATCGGAATGGTGATGTGGGTCGCCATGTGTCAAGTCTTCCTTGTCAGTTCGCCAGTGCATTGCGGGCATCGGTCAGCGCCGGCATGTAGAAGCAGGGCTTCAGGCGCCCGGTCTTCTGAAGGTGCTCGATCAGCTCGCCGGTTTTCAGCGCCAGCTCGGCCAGTACCACGCGCTCCACGCGCAGCGCTTCTGTGGCCTCGTCCAGAAGCGCGGCAATGTCGCTGGCGCCATCGTTGCGGCAGAGGTCTGCCTCGTCTTGCAGCCTCGAAATCAGGTCAGTTTGCTTATCCACGTCGTTTAGTCCTGGTACGGTTGCACTATCTCGCTCCGGTTGGTTGGGGCCTAACACTTCGTTCCAGCCGACCTACGGCGGCTGAACTCGGGCGTTAGGCGTCACAAAGCGGTGCCCAGCATGTCGGCCAAAAGCCTGCGGCAACGCTCAGACGCCTCCACCTCACGCCCGATCAAATACAGATGCCTGAGCGCAGCCAATTCACGCAGGTCCAGCGTGAAGACCGCAAACCCGTCCTCAAGTTCGCCATGGTCGTTCCACTTCGTTCCGTCCTCTTGGCGCTCTTTCAGTTCAGCCAGCAGGTCGTCGGTCGGAATCTTGTCTAGGTACACGGTCGCGTCGGCGTAGGTATCAATGGCAACCTCTACCGTCACGCTGCGGCGTGACGCTCGGCTCCGGGCCGCCCGCTGTTCTGCTTCCTTCTGTGTCTGCATATCGTTTCCCTTTTTCGCGGTGAGTGACGCCGAACCCTTCATTGCACCTGACCGCCTTCGGCGTCCGGTGAATTCAAGCGTTAGGCCCGCGGATCTCGCCCCCCCACAGCACTCGCACCCGCTCCCACGATTCACGGTCGCAGTCCCACCCGAGTGGCTTGTACTGGTCTCCGGCCGCGCGCGCTCGGTCGTCGGCCTCAAATGCCTCTTCTATGTCGCGGCGGATGACGTCCTGCGCTTTGGCGCTGATGTTCAGCCACTGGTCTATCAACCAGTCCTTGCAATCGCCGACGATGTAGCTCTTCCGACCCAAGCAATAGCGCACGGCGGCGACCGCCATCAGGTCACCGCGTCCGTAGTGTTTCGTTCGGCGGGTCATCACACAACCTCCCAAGCCGGCACCCATCTCGGCGCCGGCCTGCTGTTCACGATCGCATCAAACGGCATCGGCACCGTCGCCAGCTCTTCCAGCAACTCCTGCTCGGCCAGCAGCGATGCCAGCTCATCGCGCCGGCTGACGTGCCAGCCGAAGTGCTCGCGCAGCGCCTGTATGCGCTCGCGGCCGTGGAGTTCTCGCGCGTATGCAACCGGGATCATTTCACGCTCCAAGCATCGGAAGTCGCCTTGATGCGCGACCGCATTGCAAGGCCCTGAAGCGCAGATCGCAAAGCGGCATCCGGCAGCTTGGTTTGCGCGCGCAGAGACTCAAACGACAATCCGCCGCGCTTGTTGAGCGCCAGCAGGATTGCGACAGATTCGTCAGACCCTTCGGCAGAGGGCGATAGATCCTGTTCGTACATCATTTCGTTACCGCTCGCGCGTGCGACTTGAGTGCGGATCGCACATTGCTTGGGAGCTTTGACCACAGATAGACCTTTTCCTCATCGGGGAGCTTTTCCATGTCGATACGCTCATGTGCCGACTCGACGCCGAATGCGCTGAAGTCGTCAATAACGGTAAGCGCCAGTTCGTCCAGCGCGTCCATTCGGTCCTGAGAGATATTGACTGCTTCAAGGTAGTCTGAGACGACGCCGCCTTTCTTGGCTGGCTTCTTCGCCGCCGCGTTTCCGTCGTCATCCTCTGGCGCGATGCCGCACGCAGCCATGAGCGAGTACCGGCGAGCGTAGGTCATGGCAGACCCGTAGCCCTGCGCGTCAGCCTTTGATGCCGGGACGTGCAAAGGACCGCTCGAAAGCATCTCGCCAGACTCGTGCACAAACACCGTCTCAATCGTGATGCCGGTATCGCAGGCTATGTTGCGCTGCATAAGCGCGATGCCGTTAGCGTTGAGCGAGTCAATGACGGCTTCCACGCACGCTGCGAGGTCGGCATAGCGCGATTTGAAGTGCGGATTCGTCGCGCTTTTGAGTGCAGGGCCAAAGGCTTTCTGAGCCTTGACCAGTGCGGATGCGATCTTGTCCATGATGATGGTCCTAGAACGGCAGCCGACGCACCGCGATGCGCCAGGCGGTTGACAGCGCGTACAGCTTCGGATGGTGGCGCCTGTACATACGGTAAATGGTGATGAATTCGCGGATCATTGGTGCACCCATGCGATAAGGATGGCGCATCCTACGGCGGCCGCAACAATCGCGATAGCTAGGACAAACCCTAACGCCGCGTCCCACAGGTCAACCTGTTCGGCGCGGCAAAGGTCCGGCGTAGGGCACTCTTTGCGGCCTTGGTTGCAGTCGGCTGAACAGTGGATCACGGTTCTTCCCCGGCGTGAACAAGCGCCACATTCGCGATTTTCACAAGCCGCATAGCGTCATCATCGCCACCGGCTGCGGACTCTGGAATGCACGAAAGGTAGTCTCTGCACTGGCGCAATGCGTCGATGAGCCTTGCTTTCTCCGCCATGAGCGTTTTACGATGCCTGTCGTATCTGTCTCGCTCGCTGATGATGCGGTTAATCTCAGACTCAACGTCATCAAGTTGCGAGAGAATGCGCGCGCCGATATTGAATGTCATTGCAGCGCCTCCAAAAGCCAAAAGGCGAACCCGACGCCGACAGCGACAGCCAGGCACCACTCCGTGATGCGGTCATACCTCCGCACCTTGGCAGCTTCAATGGATGCCGCATAGCGCACGGCGTCGAATGACTGACGGCGCGTCAGGTTGTCGTCGTCTGTCATGCCGCCTCCGCTTTGTACTGGCTCGCCAGCGCGTCAGTGAGCATGTCCCGGAGCGTCTCGGCCTGATCCTGCTTCAGCCGCAGGGAACATCCGACGCCTGAACCGCCCGACGCTATGATCTGAGCCGTCACTTCGCCTGTTATCTTGTCGCGGCTGATGTGTATCGTGACGGTTTCGTCACTCGCGCCCTGCGCGTATGTGTAGAACTCGGAACGATGAAAGTGCGGATGCATCATCATGACTTGTCCGCCGTCAGCCAGCCGGCCGCTTCGTCCATGATCGACCGAGCGGCGAGCATGTCGCCCATGCGGATCGCATCGCGGGCCATCGCCATCAGCTCGGTAGCTTCTTCCATGTCGAGCAGCATCCCTTCCGCTTCGTCGTCATCCTCGGTGCGAGGGTCGTTCGGATGGCCGGTGTACGCTCCCCATGTCTGTTCGTCGCCTGGTCCGTAGTCGATCATCTTGCGTCTCCCGCGCCGCACCGTGCAGCGCATGAGTGAAAGTATCGGCGCCGTTTTGCCACGAATCCATAGGGACAAACCCTAAGACTCTCTGGCTATCGAACGGATGAAGGCGGCAACGTCGGGGTCTATCGGCTCCTCAGCCACCGGGCGCCAGTCGGTAGTGTCCCAGTTGCTCTTGCCGTGATTGCACTCATGGCAGAGAACTTGGAGATTCTCGAAGTCAAGCGCCAGATGCGGATGAGTCCGGCGCGGCTTGATGTGGTCAATGTTCATGACCGCACCAGTCTGCGGCGTTGCGCCGCAGCACATGCACTTCGGGCCGTAGTGGGTCAAGACCTTCATGCGCAAGGTCCGCCACTGGTAGGACGAGAGGAACTCTGGTCCGTTTACGTCGCCATGGTAGGAACCATGTGGAGGCGCCTTGCTGGCGCCTTTTGCAGTGCGTCGTGCAGGTTTTTCTGCATCAAAAAGTCTAGGGTGTTCGCGTTTTGCGTTCGCGTTTTGCTCGACGATGTAAGCAAAGTGCGCGTTAGCAAACTGCCTATCCGACTGACCAGATGCGCGCCTCTTTCCGTCAGCTTCTAGTGCCCTTGCGATCAAGACACGATGTCGAACACCAATCCGCGCTGCATAACCAAGCCTTGTCTTTAAGAAAAACTTGGAGTTGTTGGCGGTTAGTTTCTTGTTGTTCATGAACACCCAAGCGGTTTAGCCAATGCGTCGCTAAACCCCGCCCGTCATTGGTGAGGTTCAGCGCCATGCAACACCCAGTGCGGATGAGCGCAACGCCCTGAATTCGCTGCTTCCCCTGGCTCGGTCAACTCAGGCAGACCGCTGCGCTTTGCCAGGCTTACCCCGTTCGGTAGCGCAGATTCTCTCGACGGCCCCACCCAACGTATCAAGCCAAAGATAGCGGGCCGTCCAGTCACAGGACAAAAGCAAAAGCCACTGGCTTCCACTCGCGTCCCCGTGTCGGCGGGAACCCCCTCTCGGGGTGAGCGGAAGCCAGTGGCTTCAGTCCCTGCCGACACAGTGACGAACGAAGTGTACTACGCCATACGCTACCCGTGTCAAGAGGTGGACTAGGGAAAACCCCTAGAGACGGGGAGCGGGGAGCGGGTAGAGTTTGAACGGCGCAGTTCAGGCGACCGCCACGGCTGCACGGCGGTGTGAGATGCAGCGAGGCGGCCCGCCGTGGCGGGTCGCCCTGGAACGACCAGTTCGGCTGTTGCCGAAGCGAGAGGACTTGAACATGAAGATCATT